TTAGCGGCGGCTGATCTCGCGTTCGATCTTCAGCTTTTCCAGGTCCAACTGGAACAAGCGGACCAACTGGGCCGCCAGGTCCAGGTCACCCTCGCGATAGGCCGTGCGCACCTTGTCCAGGACGGCGTCCAGGACGGCGTGTTCGGGCAACCGCGGCGGCTCCTGCCCCTGATAGGGGGCGGCACCGGGGGCTGCCAGGGTGAGGTTGTCACCCGAGTCGTCGCCCAGGCGGTTCTCCCCGATCAAATCCTCGATTCGGCAGCCCAGGCCGCGTGCGATCTTATAGATGGTGTCGGCCCGGGGCGAAGCGGACTTGCCGTACATGATGCCCTTGATGGTGCCCTCGTTCAGGCCCGCGGCCCGTTCGAATTCCGCGTATCCCAGGCCCAGCGCCGTCAGACGGCGGCCCAATCGCTCAGCCAGCGGGCTGGGCGCGGGGTTAGGGGGGGCGGCTTTGGCGACATTGATCATGTGGGGAAATTTACCCTGGGTCGGGACGGACGTCGCGGGGGAATTATGCCCTAGATTCTGGGGGAAATTTACCCTATCCTTTGCGATATGACCAGCGGGCTTTTGCGGCTCCGCCGGGTCTGGAGCCCGAAAAGGAAAGGAAACCTATGCCACCCCGTTCCCGGGGCGCCGTCCCGCGTGCGCCCGCGCCGACCGTCAGCGCCGCGCTGGCGGGCGTGCCCGTCACCACCAGCCTGTCGGGCAAGGTGGGGCGGACGCCATCCACGAGCGACGACCTCAAGTCCATGGCCATCGCCGCCTGGCACAAGCGCGGTGTCGCCATGATCCGGCTGGATGACCTGCCCAACGAATTCGATCGCCTGGCGGTGGAAGCCATCGCCACCACCCTCTACGGTAAAAGGACGCCTTCGGCATGACCACACCCGTCTCCTCCGCCTCTTCCGCATCCGTCGCCGCCATCGGTGGCCGCAAGGCGCCGCCACGCCGCCGCGCCGGTCGGCCGCGCAAGGCCGGTACCCGCCATGCCTGCGGTCAACTGGTGCAAACCGTGGACGCGGCCATCCTGCCCCAGGCCCTGGAACGCCGGGCCGATCTGCTGGGGGCCGCCGGCGCGCTGTCCACGGACCAGCTGCTTGACCAACGCGCCGGCCAGCCCTTGGGCCAGCTGTTGCTGCGCGGCCGCCTGACCCGGCGGCAGCACGATGCCGGCCAGGCGGTCGGCGGCTTGTGGCGCGCCTGGCTGTCGCTGGCGGAGGCGCCCAAGCCGCATGCCTATGTGCCGGAGTCCGGTACCGGCGTCGGTCGCCCGGATGTGGACCCCGACCGCTGGAACCGCACGGATGAGCGCTTGGCCCACGCCCGCGCCTTGATCCGCGCCAGCGGGCCGCACGGTCTCCTGGCCCTGACCCTGGTGGAGGGGCTGTGCGCCGATGAGATCATGCCCCGACGTTTCGAGGCCAACTGGGCTGGCGACTGGCCCCAAGGCTGGGCGGCGCTGACCGGTGCCTTGGACGTCCTGGCCGATCACTACCGTATCCCTCGAGACTGACCGTCGCTGGAAAGGACACGACCATGACCGCACTCTTGCCCCGGGACGATATGGATACTGGTCACCCCGCCCTGGCCGCCGCCTGGCAGCATCGCCGCGCCCGGGGCCTACACCCACACCCGGTTCTGACCCCTGCTGGCTTGGTCCTGGGCGCCGGCACCCTGTTGGCCAAGCGCTCGGCTAATGTCTGGGCACCACAGGCTTTGGATGTCGATGCCGATCGCCTGCTGGCCCTGCTCGCCATCGCGTATGGCAGCCCCCATACGGCGGAGCGCGCACGGCATATTCTGGCGAAGGTCGAGGCCGCCGGCCGTGCCCTTGCCGCGAATGAGGCCGTGCAAGCCGCCATCCACCTGGCCCATGCGGGGCTAGGCGCCCTGCCGGACACCGAGGCCACCGCCCACCGCCTGTTCCTGGCGGAGACGCTGCTGGATGATGGGATGGCGCCAAATGTCCTGATGAAGGTGGCGGGCTTTGCGATTGCAAAATACAGCCCCGACCAGCCCAGGGATGACCATGGTCGCTGGACGTCCGGGGGTGGCAGCGATATGGCGACCGGTTCCGCCCCATATGAAGTGGCAGGCGATGGGCTGCGTGCCGGAGTGGTGCCGGTCGGGTATGACGGGGAACGCAACTGGTCTAGCAGCAAGGCGGGAAGCGGAAACCAGTTTAAGAAACTGCGGCCGCATCGCGACAAACCCGGATGGACCCGGTGGAAAGATCAGAATGGCGCTTGGCGCGAACGGCCATCGACCAAGGAGGAGTTGGAGTATTTTGCTGATAAAGCCCTTCGCGGAATACCGGGTATTCTTCCTTTTTCTTTTCTTCCGGGGAGGATATTGGAAGAGCAGATGTGCCAGCTCACCCCCGGCAAATGTTTGCCGGATTCGATCTGAGGTGCCATGATGAGTGAAGAATCGGGGACATTCAACCTTGATATTTCAGAAGATGATTTTGACAGATTGGGGGTCTTGGCGCAGAAATTGGAAGAATCCGGTGATGCGGATAATGCCACTTTGCTGTTCAAGATCGGTGTGCATTTTGGCCACGTTTGGAGCATGACCATGCTGGCTGACCATCTTAGCGAACCACCCATTTTCAAAGACTTCAAAACTGCCGAAATATTATATAAAAAGGCGTGCCTCGCGGGGAGCAACGCGGCGTGCGCGAACTTGGCAAACGCATACTGGCGGTTGGGCAGGCCGGTGTTGGCTCAGAAATTCTGGCAAATCGTCAAGGATCGCGGCGACCCTTGGGCTGATGAAGGGCCTCCTTGGGAGCATAGGGACGATGAAGAAGATGAATAGTGGTTGAGGCATCAGCGCCATAATTCTCCAGCGAATCGGCCGACTGGCCATCTTCCGTATGTCGGGCGTTGTTTTGCCCCCATTGTCATGCGGCGGGATTGGGATGCCCTATTGACCGGCCCGGACGGGGCCTTTCGCCCCTGCCAAGGCGTTGATGGGCGCCGTCAATCGCAGGCGAAAAGTGAAGCGCGATGTAAAATGTGCTTGACGCCGCGGCGCTGTGCTGGCATATATAGAAATATGAAATGCCGATTTGCGCCCGGAAGGCTGAACGCCTTGCCGGGCGCTTCGCTTTTCAGGCCCTGGCGGTGCCGGTGGGCCTGACCTCAATCCGATTTGCAGCCTTTGAGAGGTGCGCCGCCGTGCCGACGCGCAAGACGCCGCCCATGCCGCCCGTCACAAAGGGGGCGGAAGCCGAAGCCCTGTCCACTCAAACCCTGACCGACACTCCGGCGTTGTCCCTACCCGCTCCCGTGCGCGCCGTCCGTACCCGCCTGGTGATCAGCGATGATCGCCGGGCGGAGGTGGCCGACCTGGCGGGTAAGGGGGTTCCGCGCGGCGTCATCGCCCGCATGCTGGGCGTCAGCCCCCGCACCCTACGCCGCCATTTCGGGCGGGAGCTGGAACAGGGCGCGGCCCGCGCCCACGCCCGCATCGTCGAAACCCTGTACGCCAAGGCCCTGGAAGGGCATGCCCCCTCCCTCATCTTCTGGTGCCGGGTGCGCCTGGGCTGGGGGGCCAAGGCGGGCGACGCCGATGATGGCCCGCTGGAAGGCGAGGGCGATGGCTACGGGGCGGGTCCGCGCGGTGGCACCCCGTCCCCGCCGCTTGATGATCCCGTGGCTTTGGCGAGCTTGAACGATGCCCAACTGGAAGCCCTCCTCCGCCGCCTGGAAGCGGCGGGCCCTTACCCGGGCGCTGACGGTGGTGCGGGCGGAGATTGAGCGGCGCACGGCGGCACGGTGGACGCCCTTCCCCGGGCCCCAGACCCTGGCGCTGAACAGCGAGGCTGATTTCCTCTACTACGGCGGCGCGGCTGGCGGCGGCAAGACCGACCTGTTGCTGGGTGCGGCCCATACCCGCCACCGCCTGTCCATCCTCTTCCGCCGCGAATATCCCCAGCTGAAGGGCATCGCCGACCGGGCGCAGCTGTTGTTCCGCGGCCGGGGGCGCTGGTCAAAATCGGACTGGACCTGGCGTCTGGCCGATGGCCGGATCATCGAATTCGGCGCCGTGCAGCACGCCGACGATGTGCACAAATACCAGGGCCGCCCCCACGACCTGATCGCCTTCGATGAGTTGCCGCATTTCACGGAGACGCAATTCCGTTTCCTGGTGGGCTGGAACCGGCCGGGGCCGGGCGTGGACGCGGGCCAACGCTGCCGTGTCATCGGTGCCGGCAACCCGCCCACCGACGCCGAGGGCGCCTGGGTCATCCGTTTCTGGGCCCCATGGCTGGACCCGACGCACCCCAACCCCGCCCAGCCGGGGGAGTTGCGCTGGTTCGTCACCGATGCCCAGGGCCAGGACCAGGAGGTTCCCGGCCCGGAGCCGGTGGCGCTGGCGGATGGCGAGATGCTGACGCCGAAGTCCCGCACCTTCATTCCGGCACGGGTGGAGGACAACCCGGTGATGATGCGCGCCGGCTACATCGCCACCCTGCAGTCCCTGCCGGAGCCGTTGCGCTCCAAGATGCTGCGCGGCGACTTCGGGGCGGGGCGGGAGGATCATCCCTGGCAGGTCATCCCCACCGCCTGGGTGGAGGCCGCCATGGCCCGCTGGCGTCCGGTGGATGCCGCGACGGCGCCCCTCGTGGCCCTGGGGGTGGACGTGGCGCGCGGCGGGCGCGACCGCACGGTGCTGGCCGCCCGCCATGGCGCCTGGTTCGCGCCCTTGGATGTGGTGCCTGGCCGGCAGACGCCGGACGGTGCGGCCGTCGTCGCCCTGATCCTGCGGCGGTTGGCCGGGCAGGTGACCACGGATACGCCCGGGGGCGTCGCCGTGCAGGTGGATGCCATCGGCGTCGGCGCCTCCGTCCAGGATCTGGGCGTGCTGCACGGCCTGCGCATGGTGGCGATGAACGCGGCGGCGGCCAGCGGCGCCCGCGACCGTGGTGGTCGCCTGGGCTTCGTCAACCGCCGGGCCGAATGGTACTGGGGCCTGCGCGAAGCCCTGGAGCCGGAACTGGGCGCCGACCTCGCCCTGCCGCCGGACCGCGAATTGCTGGCCGATCTGGTGGCGCCACGCTGGAAGATGACGGCGCGCGGCATCCAGATCGAAGCCAAGGACGACATCAAGGCCCGCATCGGCCGCAGCCCCGACAAGGGCGACGCCCTGGTGCTGGCCCACGCCCAGCCCGCTGGCGACGGCACCGGCCTGCTGGCCGTTTATGCCGAGATGGCGGCGGGGCTGGTGTCGCCCACCGTATCAACCGGTTCCCCGGCCTGAGCCGCCAGGCGCGGGACTCTTTACGCCGTCTTCGCACAAGAGATGTGTCAGCGCGCCCAAAGGGCGCTACCGGAAAGGTCCGCCCACCATGTCGCCGCAACGATCGACGGAATTCTGGCCTGGCACCGTCCACCGCGCGGACGCCTGCTTTGATGGCGCTCCGCCCAAAGACGGGCTGCCTTACGTGAATGATCAAGGGGCTTTCCTGGGGGGCGGCCTGCCTCTGTTACGACGTGTGGGGGAGGGCTGGCAGCCTCAGACGCCTGATCGGCTGGCCGCGACACTGACCCAGGCCTATGGCCGTCCCTACACGCTGGACGATGGCGTACGTTTGGCTCAGCGTCTGGCTTCAGTGGCGCAGGCGCTGAGCGAGGGCAAACGCGCGTTGGCGGCCATCGCCCTTGTGCGGGTGGGATTGCCGCCAGCGGAGGGGGCAACGAAGGCGGCTTTGGCCAAGGCTGCCAACGATGCCTATCAAGGCGAAGCACGCGACGACCAAGGTCGTTGGGTCGCCGATGGCTTCGCGGGCTTGAGTACCAAGCAAGTGGACGCGAAAGTAACGGGGCTCATTGCGGAAGCGGGAAAGGTTGGTGGTTGGTTCCATTCCGCGCCGCATATAGACGCGCAAAACATCCATGAATGTGTAAGCTTGGTTCGATCTTTGACCAGTGGACTGGCGAAATCCGGCAACTGGCGTGAGGGGGAAAAGCTAACCCCGGATGTCATCAAGACACTAAAGCCAGGCACTGTTATCGCCACATTCGACCCCAATGGACGATACGGAAACCGGGCGGCAGGGAATCACGCGGCAATTTTCCTGAGTGCGACCGATGAGGGAATTTGGGTTCTGGAGCAATATAATAGTCGCGGAAATAACTCGGGGCAGGTGCACAAAAAACTATATTTGTATGGAGACAAAAGGGGTGGCAGCAAACTGCCCACCAGTTATTCCACGATAAAAAAGGATTAATTGGCCGGAATAGCGTCAAAATACCCGCCATACATTACCTCATCTGGGTAAATGCGGGAGTTGCCGCCATGGCGATTAGCTATGAGACATCCTCATACACCCCCAAATAGGTGATCCGGGAACGTCGACGGCAAACCCCGCTACAGGCCGCACTTCCCCTATGAGGCTGACGGCTTTTCCGTACATGATATAGAAATCATGGGCTGTCCTCGGCCAGGGGCCGGTAAAGCGGGAGAACGCTGTGACGGACTTAAATTTTGAACATACGGCGGTACTCTATGCCCTTGATCAGGATTCGGTTCAGAATCTCATTAACGCCGGAGTCCAGGATTGGAGCTTGAGTAGGGAACAAGCCTTGGTCCAGATGAAGGCGTGGGCAGCGGACGATCTGTTTCGATGCTACGAGGACGGCGGCGAGCCTGGACTTTATATTGATGTGCCCGCGACGATGCTCAGTCTCGATTATCTGGACTCTCGCCCTTACACGTGGATGGAACCAACGGAACGCACCTTCCAGCGTTGGAACGATGTTTGGGCCAAGCAGGGTAGCGTACCCGACGCAGCGTCCGGCAAGCTGGGCGGCGAGCGCTAGTGGCAAGCCCTTTAAGGGGAGCCATTGAAAGGGGACTGAAGGCAGATGTCATTTTTAAGCGACGATGTTGTCCTGGCCTTCGCCCCTGATTTCGGTGAGCGACTCAGTGAATTCGCCGGACTGCATCCTGTTTGGCTATGTCAATCACCCGCGAACAGGGAAGCTGCCGAGCGGCTGTGGGCCAAGGATGGTCATGCTCACCAGGTCACGGTCTTCACCAGGGCGGATATGACGTCACCGGAGAACGCGTTCATCTCCCTTCTGGATACGATTGACCAGCATCATCCCGCGTGGCGCCGATTGAGTGTGTTTGGATGCCAGGCGACCCCTGCGGTCAGGGATGCTCTCGCTGATTATGGTGGGGGCACTTTTGAAGAGATCGCGGGCGGATTTATCGTCGATCGCGACGCTCCTGCCCTTGGCTAAGGGCTCGTGGGAAAATAACTGAATCAAGTTTTGCAGCAAAACAGAGTCAGGATCTCGAGTTTCAGGCTTGAATTGGATCAGTAAATTCCCAACGGCCCCTAAGCGGCTGGTTGGGCTGACGCGCGGTCCGAACGTCGTTCATTAACCACCGGCCTATTCTTCCGGCTCAGGTCAAACACGCCGCCCGCGAAAACGCTGCGGCGTAACCCTATTTTGCCCGCTTCCACCACGAAAGACGAAACGCATGTCAAGCAACCGCGACAGCAAGGGGCGCGCGGTGGCGCCGGGCATTCTTGCCCGCGCCAGCCGCGCCCTGGGGGCGGCCGTCTCCTACACGGTGACGGGCGACGCCTCCTCCTGGTTCGGCCCGCTGGATCCCTTGCCTCCCAGCGCGCCGGAGGTGGCGGGGCGGCAGTTCGACTTCCCGTCCGGCTACAACCTGCTGCAACGGCCCAAGGCCTATGAGGGGACGCGGTTCGAGGCCTTGCGCGCCCTGGCCGACAGTTGGGACGTGCTGCGCCTGCTGATCGAAACCCGCAAGGATCAGATGGCGGGCCTGAAATGGACCATCCGGGTGCGGGGGGCCGCCCCTACCACCAATACCGCCGATGCGCGGCCCGACGCGCGGGTCGAGGCGTTGACCACCTTCTTCCACCGGCCTGACGGGGTGCACGCCTGGTCGCGCTGGCTGCGCCTGCTGCTGGAGGACCTGCTGGTCATCGATGCGCCCACGCTCTATGTGGCGCGCACGCTGGGTGGCCAGGTCCGGGCGCTGCAGGTCATGGACGGCGCCACCATCAAGCGGGTGATCGACCCCTTCGGCCGCACGCCGCTGCCGCCCGATGTCGCCTATCAGCAGGAGCTGAAGGGCCTGCCCGCCGTCGACTACACCACCGATGACCTGATCTACGCCCCGCGCAACCCACGCCCGCACCGCGTCTATGGCCTGGGTCCGGTGGAGCAGATCGAGACCACCGTCAACATCGCCCTGCGCCGGCAGATCTGGCAGCTGCAGTACTACACCGAGGGCAACATCCCCGAGGCGCTGATCGGCGTGCCGGATGCCTGGACGCCGGACCAGATCCGCCAGTTCCAGACCTATTGGGACGCCCTGCACGAGGGCGATACCGCCAGCCGCCGCCACGCCAAATTCGTGCCCGGCGGTGTCGCCCGCACCTTCATTCCCATCAAGGAACCGGAGCTGAAGGGCGTGTTCGACGAGTGGCTGGCGCGGGTGGCGTGCTTCGCCTTTTCCATCAGCCCGCAGGCCTTCGTGGCGCAGATGAACCGCGCCACCGCCCAGACCGCGCAGGACGCCGCGCATGAGGAGGGGCTGGGCCCCACCATGCTGTGGGTCAAGGAACTGATCGACGACCTGCTGGCCCGGGAGTTCGACGCCGCCGACCTGGAGTTCGCGTGGAACGACACTCGTGAAGTCGATCCGGTCAAGGCCGCCACCATCGCCAACATCCATGTCCGTGCCGGCATCAAGACCCTGAACGAGGTGCGGGCCGACATCGGCTATCCCCCCGTGCCCGGCGGGGACCGCCCGCTGATCTACGGTGGCAACGCCGTGCCGCTGGAGCAGGCGGCGCAAGGCTTGCCCCCGCCCGCCCCCGACACGGCGCCCGACGCGCCATCCCCTGATGAGGAGACCTGACGCCATGCGCCTGTTCGGCAATTTCACCAAGGTGGAGGAGGGGGCGGACGGCACCCTGATGGTGGAGGGCATCGCCACTACCGAGACCGTGGACGGCGACGGTGAGGTGGTCGCGGCGGACGCCGTGAAGGCGGCCCTGCCGGATTTCCTGCGCCTGGGTACCGGGCCCTTGCGGGAGATGCACCAGCCCCTGGCCGCCGGCCGGGTGGATGCCGCCGCCGTCGGCGCCGACCGTCGTACCCGCATCACCGCCACGGTGGTGGACCCGGTCGCCATCCGCAAGGTCAAGGCCGGCGTCTACAAGGGCTTTTCCATCGGCGGCAAGGTGGTGGCGCGTGATCCCGACGACCGCAACACCATCACCGCCCTGCGCCTGACGGAAATCAGCCTGGTGGACCGCCCGGCCAACCCCGATGCCGTCATCACCCTGGTCAAGCTGGAGGATACCGACATGACCGAAGCCGATACGCCGCCGGCCAAGAAGAAGCCCGGCGCCGATGAACCAGACGCGCTGGCTGATTGCGCGCCGCTGGCCACCCTCCTGAAAGCCCTCAGCGCCGCCGTGGCCGGCCTGTCGGCCAAGGAGGTGGAAGGCCTGCTGTCCACGCTGCAGGCCGCCAACACCGACGAGGCGCCGGAAGAGGACGACGAGGACGAGGCGGCGGCGGAGGAGGGGACGGATGACAAGACCGCTGCCCTGGGGGCGGGCGGCCTGCGCAAGGCCCTGAACCGCGCGCGGGCCGACCGCGCCGGCCTGCTGCGCCAGCGCGACGCCCTGGCCGCCCGGGTGCGAGCGCTGGAGGCCCAGCCCCGCGTCGAGGATTACGTGCTGAAGGCCACCGTCGCCGGTGCGGCCGCCGGCAAGACGGCCTTGGATGGCGTCGGCCCTGTTACCGCGCTGGATGCCATCAAGAAGGCGCAGCGCCACCCGGCGCACATGACGCCGGCCTTCTGATCCCTCCCATTCCTTAAAGCCTGCCCCACTCCCTGACCGGTTCGCCCGGAAACGCCCCGTCACGTGATGCGGCGTGGGCCGCCGCACGCCCATTTTCACCTGTTGGAGACATTGATGAACGGCATCCCCCCCGCCGCGACCACCACCGACACCCTGTCCGCCTTCAAGGCGGCGCAGGGGCAGCGCCTGGCCGGCGACGACCTGACCAAGTCCACCTTCACCCAGTCGGGCAACCCCACCAGCGGCCTGACCTTCTATGACCTGGAACCCGGGGCCAAGCTGCTCTATCCGGTGCTGACGCCGCTGCGCAACAGCATCCCCCGAGTCTCCGGCCGGGGCGGCATCCAGGCTAACTGGAAGGCCATCACTGGTGTGAACACCACCGGCGTGCGCGCCGGCGTTTCCGGCGGCAACCGGGGTGGCGTCATCGCCGTCCGCACCCAGGACATGAACGCGGTCTATCGCGGCTTGGGCCTGGAGGCCAGCGTGGACTTCGAGGCCGACTACGCCGCCGAGGGCCTGGACGACGTCCGGGCGCTGGCGGTGCAGAACCTGCTGGAAAGCCTGATGATCCAGGAAGAGCAGATGATCCTGGGCGGCAACGCCTCGGTGACGCTGGGCACGACGGCCACCCCGGTGGTCACCGCCTCCAACAGCGGTGGCGCCCTGACCGCCGGCACCTGGTCCGTCGTCGCCGTGGGCCTGACCTTGGAAGGCTATCTCAATGGGTCGGTCACCGCCGGCATCCAGGGACAGATGACGCGCACCAATGCCGATGGTTCCAGCGACCAGTTCGGCGGCGGGGCCGCCAAGCCCTCCGCCGCCGCTGCCGGCACCACCACCGGGTCGGCCGGTAGCCTGGCCGCCACCGTGGCGCCGATGATCGGCGCCGTCGCCTATGCCTGGTTCTGGGGGGCCGCCGGTGCGGAGAAGCTGGGCGCCCTCACCACCATCAATTCCGTCGTCATCACCGATTTGGCGGCCGGCACGCAGACGGCGGCCAGCCTGGGCGCCGGCGACAACAGCCAGAACAGCCTATCCTTCGACGGCTTGCTGTATCAGGCGTTCAAGGGCGGTTCCAACGCCTATGTCCAGGTCATGCCCACGGGCACTGCCGGCACCGGCACCCCTCTGACCGCCGACGGCGCCGGCGGCATCGTGGAGATCGAGACGGCGCTGAAGGCCTTCTGGGACAACTACCGCCTGTCGCCGCAGGAAATCTGGGTCAGCAGCCAGGAAGCCCAGACCATCAGCCGGAAGATCCTGACCGGCACCGCCAATTCCGCGCAGCGCTTCGTCTTCAACACCGACCAGGCGTTGCTGGGCGGCGGCGTCATGGTGCGCACCTACCTCAACCGCTACAGCATGGTCGGCGGCCAGACCCTGGACATCAAGGTCCACCCCAACATGCCGGCTGGCACCATCCTGTTCCGCACCACGCGTCTGCCTTACCCGCTGGCCAACGTCACCAACGTCACGCAGATGCGCATGCGGCGCGACTACTACCAGATCGAATGGCCGTTGCGCACCCGGCGCTACGAGTACGGCGTCTATTGCGACGGCGTGCTGCAGAACTATTTCCCGCCGGCCTTCGGCGTCATCACCAACATCGCCAACGGCTGATGCGGCCGGGCGGGGGCGGCCCGCCCGCACCCCGCCCCTTTCCGGAGGTCGAGTTCCATGGAAGGCACCACGCCGTTCACCCCCACGCCGTTGACCGACGTGGCAACGGTCAAGGCCTGGTTCAGTCCGCCCCTGACCAGCGCCACGGACGATACCCTGCTGACCCGCCTGATCCAGGCGGAGAGCGGCTTCATTCGCCGCTGGCTGGGCCGTGACCTGTCCCCGGCCACCTATACCCAGACGCTGGATGGCAACGGCAACGCCCTGCTGCCCCTGCCCAACTATCCGGTGACGGCGGTCGCGGCGGTGACGGTGGACGGCGTGCCTGTACCACCCCAGCCGGGGGACCAGCCGTTAGCCTACGGCTATGCCCATGACGAGTACACGGTCATGCTGGTGGGCGGCATCTTCCCCCGGGGCCGCCGTCGGGTGACCGTCACCTGGACCGCCGGCTACGATCCCTTGCCGGCGATTCTGGAACAGGCCTGCGTGGAACTGGTGGCCCTGCGCTACCGGGAGCGTGACCGCGTGGGCCTGGTCTCCAAGGCGCATGGCGGGGAGACCACCGGCTATCTGCAGAAGGAAATGCCGGACAGCCTGGCGGCGGCCCTGGCGCCCTACCGCCGGGTGGCGCCGTTATGAGCGGCTGGTCGGTCGACGCCAGCGGTCTCGACCAACTGCGGGATCGTCTGACAGAGGTGCCGACGGCTGTCAGCGCCGCCTTGGCCGATGCCATGATGGTCCAGGCGCGGACCTTGGCTGCTGCTGCGGGCGTCACGCTGAACGGGCAGACGAAAGGCGGCACCGGCGCGCTCAGCCGCGCCCTTATCCCCACCTTGACGGTCAGCGGCTTGATGGCCACCGCGGGGGTGACGGTGGATGAGACGTCGCCCGCGGCCGCCTATGCCGCCTTCCAGGAGTACGGCTTCCACGGCACGGAATCCGTGCACGCCCATTTGCGCACCGTCACCGAAGCCTTCGGCCAGGCCATCTCACCGGTCAGTGTGCCAGTCCAGGCTTATGACCGCCGTGTCGACTATGCAGGCCATCCCTTCCTGGCGCCCACCCTGGCCGACGGCGCCGTCGGTATCCGCGCCGCCCTGGCCGACGCCGTTGGCGCCGCCATCGCCGCCCAGCTCGGCGCCTGATCTTAGGACCCATTCCATGGCCCGTGAGGACATCCACGCCGCCCTGTTCGCCCGGCTGACGGCGGCGGCACCCTTCGCCACCGCCAGCCGCCGCGTGCGGCTGTGGAACGACCTGTCACCCGCGCAGCAGCCCGCCCTGTTCCTGATGAGCCGGGGGGAGGAGGTGACGCGCCGCGACACCCTGCCGGCCCATCGCTTGCTACGCGTCGACATCCTGCTCTACGCCCAGGCGCCGGATGACGACACCGCCGGTGCCGTGGTGCTGAATCCGCTGCTCGATGCCGTCGAGTCAGCGCTGCGCCCCCCGCCCGGGCAGGACAAGCAGACCCTGGGCGGCTTGGTTTACGACTGCTGGATCGAGGGCCAGGTGACCACGGACGAGGGCGCCCTGGGCTCCCAGGCCGTGGCCATCGTGCCGCTGCGCCTGCTCATCCCCTGATCTCATCAAGGATGCTTGCCATGACTGACGCCGATACGCCGGCCGAGGCCGCCGCCCCTGAACCCGTGCCCGCTTCCACCCCCGACGCGGCCCCCTGCGATTGGCCCGTGCGGCTGGAACGGGCGCTGGCCGCCTGGCTGGCGGAGGAAATCCACAACTCGCCCGTGGCGCGGGCGACCGATGCCTACAACCACCTTGTCACCACCCTGGGCGGGCTGAAGGCCCGCATCCTGCAGGAGATCTGATCCCATGCCCCAATATTCCTTCGGCGCCGGCACCCTGTTCGGCACGCCCACCGGTGTTGCCAACGCCACCCCCATCCAGTTCGGTACCCTGCAGTCGGTATCGGTGGACATCGATTTCACGCTCAAGGAACTGTATGGCCAGAACCAGTTCCCCGTGTCCGTCGCCCGCGGCCAGGCCAAAATCCAGGGCAAAGCCAAGACCGGCCAAATCCAGGGCGCCCTGTTCAACAGTCTGTTCTTCGGCGGGACCTCCACCGTTGGCCAACAGCTGGTGGCCCTGAACGAGGCGGCGAGCGTGCCGGCCTCCACGCCCTACACCGTGACGGTGGCCAACAGCACCGGCTTCCAGGCCGACCAAGGCGTGGTGTTCGCCGCCACCGGCGTGGCGCTGACCAAGGTGGCCAGCGCGCCGGCGACGGGTCAGTATAGCCAGACTGGGGGTGTCTACACCTTCGCCGCCGCCGACACCGGTGCCGGCCTGCTGATCAACTACAGCTACACCAGCGCCACCGGCGGCACCGTCACCACCATTTCCAACCAGTTGCAGGGGCTGGCGCCCACCTTCTCCTGCGTGCTGGCCACACCCTTCGGTGGCCAGAACCTCGTGCTCAGCCTGAACGCCTGCACGTCCAGCAAGCTGCAGTTGGCGACCAAGCAGGGTGACTACATGCAGCCGGAACTGGACTTCATGGCCTTCGCCGACGCCTCCGGCACGGTGGGCAAGCTCAGCGTGCAGGGGTAATGCCATGGGCGCCAGCGTGGTGATCGGCGGCACGGAATACCCCGTGCCGCCCATGAACTTCGCCGCCCTGAAGGCGGCGTGGGCTGACATCAAGGGCCTGCCCCTGCTGACCGACCCGGTGGACCAAGCGTCCGCCGGCATCCGCATCGTGGCCGCCGCCCTTAAAAGTACGGCGCCGGATATGACGGCCGACGCCATCGAGCAGAAGATGGGCGCCACTGAGTTCCCGGCCCTGGTGTCGGCGGTGGTCAGCATCCTGCGCGAGTCGGGGTTGATTCCTCCGGGGGAGCCGATGCCGCAGGCGGGGCCGTCGACGACATCGATGACCTGACTGCGGAACTGGTGGCGTCGGGTTGTGGCGCCTGGGATGACGTGGAGCGACAGTTCACCCTACCGCGCTATCAGGCGCTGTGGCGCTACTGGCGCCACCACCCGCCCGTCCACCTTATGGTGGCGGCCTATCTGGGGCTTGCGCCGGATGGGCCGCCACCTACCGGTGAGGTGGGGTTGGCAGAGCTTCTTGCGACGTTCGGCGAAGGGAATATCCGCTGAGGTTGCAGAAAGGTGTTGCCATTTTGTTCGTAAGCATGAGACTCCCTCAATGTAATTGAGGGGGGGCATGCGTAAAGCGCAACTGATGATCGTGAGGCTGGTGCTGGCCATCCTGCGGCTGGAACAAGCTCGCATCCCGAATGCGCGCCCGCTTTGGTGAAGGCGAGGCTGGAGTTGATCGACATTGATATGAACTCGCTGGCCATTGATGAGCCGACGTTGCTGGATGCCATCGTTGTTAGAGAGAAAGGCTTTCTTGGCAGCGTCAAGGCCAGGTATGGCCAGTAATACGGTTGTTCCAGTCGCGTAGAATATTGGCGAAAACGGGGATATTCATGAGACTCACTGGGAAGGCGCTTCTGGCGGCAGGCGCGGTGGCGGTGGCGGTGGCGGTGGTTGTGGGCGGTGCGGTATTCTGGCAATCGCGACGTTTCACGAATGCGCCAGATGGTTTTGGCGGGCTGCGATTGGGCATGACCATTGCGGAGGCGGAGCAGGTCGGCCTCGACCCTTGGGGCAGCAACTATCCTCCACCCGAATCCCTAAAGGTCTTCAAGATGAAGGGGCAGCCGGTGACGTTCAACGGTGCCGCTGCCGAGTCGACAGCCACTTTCCTTAGGGGTGTATTGGACGCCATAGATTTCTCATATGGGGCGTGTCCTGGGGGCCTTTTTGATGCTTTCAAGTCCCTGTATGGGGGCGGGTATAAGAAAGAAGAATTTCCAAATGATGTCAGTTATGAGTGGCAAAATGAGAAGGTGACGGTCTTTTTTATCCATTCAAAATATAGTAATGGAGAATATTGTTCGGCAAAGATTGCTGACTCTAAATTGCTGGAATCTCACCGAAAGATTATGATGGAATGGATAGGGCCTAGCCAATCAATGTCCAATCAATAAAGATTGTGTCTGCGGCGTTGAGGCATGATTCCGATTTTCGGGGGCTTGTGAACCCCTCCGTCAATTCAGGTGTATTGCCAGGTGTCGAAATTCAAAGTTATGTGATTAGTAATAATCACGGGTTCTTCGTAGATTGAAATATTCCAATCATGGAGATGGGCATGTCGTCTTCCCAAGAAAGCTTCGGCGTAAAAATAGAGGGCGATGCGGGGGCTCTGATCCAGGCACTGTCCAGCCTTACGGGGACGACGGAAAAGGCGGCTGAGCATTTCGCCACGCTGGCGACTTCGCTGACCGGTATGGCCCAGGCCGCCCAGGGCACGCTGGCCACCGGCACGCAAGCGGCCGCCTCCTTGGCGGAACAGGCGAAGGCGGCCCAGGACGCCGGGGAAAAGCACCAAGCCTTGTCGGAGAAGGTGGAAAAGGTCGGCGGCGCCTTCAAGGATCTGGGTGATTCCGCCATTAAGATGGGCACGTCCATCCGGCAGGGAACCGATCCTCTGATGGCGGTCATTGAGCAGGTGCCTGCCATCGTGGGGGCCCTGTCCAGTTTCGGTCCCGCCGGAATGGCGGCGGGCGTGATACTTACTGCTGTCGGTACCGCCAGCTACATGCTGGTGGCCCATCTTATTGAGGTGGACGAGAAGATCGAAAGCATCTCTGGGCATATGGCGGGGGTGGGGCGGGGGGCTGAAGGCGTCCCCCCGGCGATCAGGGCCTGGTCTGATGCGGTTCTGAAGGAGATCGGGGGAACCGAGGAACGGGCGCTCACGCTGATCAATGCCATCACCAGCGCCATGCCGCGCGCCTCCGCCGACGTTCAGAAGGAGGCGGCAAAGGTGAGCGGCGCCTTTGCCGATATGCTGCAGATCAAGGATGACAAGGACGTCGGCAAGTTGACGGCGGCCATCGGCACGGCCGCCAGCGGTGACTTCGCCACCATTCATGCCCTGGCGAAAGAGTATAATCTGCTAAGTGCCGCCGAGCTGGATACTTTGGAAAAGGCGGAAGAGGTTGGGGATGCGCACAAGGCCGGCGCTATCTTCATGGAGGGGATGACCAACCGGGTTGGGCGGTATACCGAAGCCTTGAGGAAAGTGCGGGAGGCTGAGAGTAAAAATGGGGGCCGTGAGGGCGCGCTATATGCTCCGGCCAATAGTTGGGGGCGGGACTATGTACAAAATGCTCGTGCCGCCGATGCCGCGCGCGCCGAGCTGGTGCAGGCGCGGCGGGGGCTGACCCAGCCTGATGAGGAAGCTTTGCGGGCTCGCGAGCAGGGCAAGGTCCTGCTGGCCGAACTTTCTAACGACCTGGCGAAGCAGCTTGCGATCAAGGGCAGTGCCGATCGCGAGTATCTGGAGATGGAGGTCAGGAAATGGCAGGAGTTGATCGCCACCCAAAAGCTGCAAGGCAACAACTTGGAGGTCGCCCAACAGAAACTGGCCGAGGCGCAGGGGCGCCTTACCCGACAGCAGGGCGCCGACCAACAGGCCGCCGCGCGTGGCCGTCAGGTGCAGGAACAGGCCGCGACCGCAGCCCGGGCGCAGGGGGAGCGGGAAGAACAGGCGGCGAGCGCCGCCAGGACCCAACGGCAGCGTCGGGAGTTGGACGGGGAACTGGCATGTCTCAAGGATACGGTGAAGGCAACTGGTGAGGGTACTGAAGCACGGGAAACGGCGCTGAAGGCTGAACTGGCGTTCATCGAAGCCAACTATCGTGACCGGGCGGCCGATGCGCGGCGACTTGAAAGGGAAATCACCGCGACCCACAAGGCTGTGCTGAACAGCAGCATTCAGGCCGCACAGCAGGAACTGGTCGCCCAACTCAGCAAGAACGAGAAACTGGAAGACAGCTGGAAGAAGCTTCTGGCCGCGCAGACGGAGCTGTATGGCAAAGACGCCCCGGGGCTGCGGAAGGCTCACGAGGACGACGCGGACCTGATGGCGCAGGCTGCGGTGGAGGAGGCCAAAAAGCCAAGCAAGGATGACAAGAGGACCACCGCCGAGCGGGAAGAGGACAGGAAGGATGTCGAGTTCCGGCGGCAGATGTTGTCCCTGTCTGCGGCTGATATCGCCGCCGCCAACGCCAGGGAGATCGAGGCTCAGCGTGACGTTACTTTGAACATGCTGGATCAGTTCAAGCGAAGGCTGCTTGCCGCCAATGAGGATGCCGATGCGCGCGCGGTGATCGAACAACGGTTCGCGAGCAAGGTAACGAGTGTCAAGCAGACGGCACAGGATCAGATCACGCAAATCCGACGCCAAGCCATTCGCGATGAACAGGAAAAATACCAGCAGCTGGTCACAGGTATCACCAAGTCCATGGGCGGCACGATCCAAGGCCTGATCACCGGCACCAAGACGGTGCGCCAGGCGGTCAGCGAAATGGCCAAATCCGCCCTGTCAGAGCTGGTGGGCATGGCTGAGAAGCAGGCCAACGCCTGGATCATGAGCAATGTGATCAAGCTGACCTCCGACGAGGACACCACGGCCCAGATCAAGGCCAAGTCGGTGGAGACGGCGACCGCTGAAATCAATAATGCCGCCGCCAAGGGCGCGGCCAACGCTTATGCCTCGGCCAGTGCCGGGCCGGAATGGTGGATCGCGCCCGCTATCTCCGCCGCTGTGCAATTAGCCATCGCTGGCCTAACCAGCAGCCTGTCCAGCGCCGCCGGCGGCTGGGGCCGTGTGCCGGCCGATGGCATGCTGACGGAACTGCACAAGGATGAAATGGTGCTGCCCGCCAGTATCGCCACCCCCATGCGCTCCATGCTGGCGGCTCAGAAGCTTCCAGCATTGGCCGTGCCGGCCTATGCAGCCGCCAATCTCAATCTACCTGGTGGTGGTGCCGCCAACGCCAATGGCGCCTTGGGTGCCGGTGGTGGCGGCACCGTGACCTTGAACATCCAGGCCATGGATAGCCGTGACGTGGCGAGCTTTTTCAACCGCCATGGCGACAAACTGGTGTCGGCCTTGCGGGGGCAGAAACGGAATTTCGTTTTTTGAGACATGGGTTTCGGCGTTGATCCGCTGAGATGCCGCGAAATGGGGGAGAAACGATGCCCAAGAGAATTGCGTTTTGGATGCGGTGGGCGTTGGCGATGGGGGGCATGGCCTGCGGTGCGGCAGGGTGTTCCCCGTCCAAGCCCGGACCGATGGTGCGCGCTGAGCCGCAGGTTTTGCTGGCGGCCCACGACGATGTTCTCGTCCGCCCGCAGGATGTTATCCCAGAAGATGCACAATTTCAGGATACTGCACGCCATATCTCGAACCTGCGTTCGGGCAAGGAAAAACCCGCGTGCATCGGTGCGCCGGTTACATTGTGCATTGCAACTCTGGCCAGCCACTTGGTTATTCAGATGCGCAGTAGGGCATGGAAAGACGGCGGGACATTTCTTGGGGATTTCAAGGCCGATATGAACGGAAATCGCTTAGAGGCATTATCTGTTGATATATCAACTTCATATGCTTATCTTTCGCCACTGGGCAGATTGCAAACATCGGATGATTATTGGATTGATTTACTGACAACCAAAGACGGCACCAGAAAGGTGGAGGAAGTTCTTATATATTCCATAAGTAGAGGTGGGGCAGATTTCATCATGGCTAAAACATTAGACGATTTTCATGCACTTGGAATATATGATGTCATTTATCCAATTCTTCTTGATGGGTGTCCAAACATAACAGAAGAGAAATTTTCTTACTTTCTATATAATGACCTTTTTGAGCACATCGACAACTCGAATGGATCTGGCAAAAACACCCATAATATATGCGGTCTGCATTTTGAGTGGGACACATATGTAAAGAAAATACCACGGGACGAAAGAACATCAAGAAATACAAAATACATAGACAACACATATTTCTATATAACAAAAAGCAAATAGAGCATTGATATAATGTTTATCTCATTGCTATTAGATTAATTTTTCTTAAACAAGATATGCCGTAGGTGCGCGATCTCTTCGCCTTGAGATTCTCAGGCGGTCTTCTGAAAAGCCAGGAGACGAGAGATGCGTCTTATAACGGCGCGAACCACTTTCCCATGCTGTCAGTATCATTTCAGATATAGGGAGCCGTCCATGACCGCGATTTATCCGGCCCTGGCGGGCCTGGGCTATTCCGTCACGAAGAAACCGACCTGGTCCACGAAAATCGCGACGGCGGCGTCCGGGCGGGAAACCCGCATGGCGTTCTGGTCCGCGCCTATCTGGGAATTCCAGCTGACCTATGACTTCCTGCGCGATACGGCGACAGCCAATGAACTGAAGACGCTGCTGGGCTTTTACCTCCAGATGCAGGGCGCCTTCACGCCGTTCCTGTTCCAGGATCCGGACGACTACCAGGCCACCGGCCAGACCATCGCCGTGGGCAACGGCGCCAGCACCAATTTCACCCTCGTGCGAACGTTCGGCGGCTACGTCGAGCCGGTGGGTGGGATGGTCGGCGCCGTCACGCTCTACGTCAACGGCGTGCGGCAGACGTCCGGATTCAGCGTCGACGGCAGTCTGCTGACCTTCACCAGCGCCCCGGCCAACGGTGCGGTGATCAGCGCCGACTTCACCTATGGCTTCCTGTGCCGCTTCAAGGATGACGGCCTGGAGTTTGAGAAATTCGCCGCCCAGCTGTGGCAGACCAAAGAGGTCGGCCTGATCAGCGTGCGTGCCTGACGGGGAAAGCCCATGCGCTCCACCGACACCGCCTTCATCCAATGGCTGCGGACCACGCCCAACCTGTGGTCGGCGGACCTGTTCACCGTGACCCTGACGGCCGAGGTCAGCAACCCCAGCGCCCCCACCGGCACCGTCTGGCGCTGGACGACTGCCGACCGGGATATCAGCCACGGCGGCACCACCTGGTCGGCCGCCGGTCCCCGCATCGCACGATCCAGCTGGTCATCCAAGGCGCAACTGGAGGTGCCGGAGATGACCGTCACCATCGATAGCGCCGCCAGCGAGTTGCTGGGTGACGTCCCCGTGAACGCCTTCGTCAACAACGGCGGCTTCGACGGCACCCGTATCCGGCTGGAACGGGCGCTGACGCCCACGGCGTCCACCGCCGCGTTCGGCACCATCCTGTTGTTCGAGGGCCGGGTCTCCACCGCCACCGCGGGCCGGATGCGCGCCAGCCTCACGGTGAAGGGTGACCTGCTGCTGCTGGATCAGCAGATGCCCCGCAACCTGTACCAGGCCAATTGCCTGCACACCCTATACGACAGCGGTTGCGCGGTGCTGCGCAGCCGCTACACCTGGACCAACAGCGTAGGCCAAGGTTCCATTGTGGGCACCATCGTGCCGGCAACGCCTCTCACCTCCCTGGCTGCTGACGGGGCTGGCCACGCCTTGGATCCGCAGGCTTTCGCCCAAGGGGCGGTCAGCTTCACGGGCGGCATGAACGCCGGGGTGGTTCGGTCCATCAAAGTTGTCAGTGGTGGTAACCTGGGCTTGGCCTACCCGTTGCCACATGCGCCGGCCGTGGGCGACCCGTTCCAGATCACCTATGGCTGCGACCACACGGCAGCCACCTGCAAGGCCCGGTTCAACAACCTGGCCAACATCCGCGCCTTTCCCTATATCCCGGCGGCGGAAACGGCGACCTGACCACAGGCCCTGCCTAGCATTCTGACTCATGGATAGGGCAGCACCGGCGGTGTCAAATGAGCCCGTCCGTGTCGCCTGAGGCTGGGTGGCACCATGCCCGCTGCCATGTCCGCCAGTTGCTCCGGCGGTGGAATGATCAGAGGCATGGGCGACCGCGCCCACTCCAGGCTTTCAACGAATTCTTCCAGCAGCAGATCGCTCCAGAAGCCTTGCGCCTTCTCGGCCATGACCGTCCTCCCTGAAGAGGGGAGCCCCGGAGGCCCGGGCGACTCCAGAGGTTCAGTCTACGCCCGTTTATCCGCCCCCGTGAGCGTCAAATCATCATTGTGGAGGACTCGTGATGGCGAACACTCCCGCCCCACCCGATGAGGCCACCGCCCGCGCCGCCGTGGCGGCGGAGGCGCTCACCTGGGTGGGCACGCCCTATCACCAGCTGGCCGACGTGAAGGGCGCCGGCGTCGACTGCTCCATGCTGCTGGTCCGGGTGTTCGTGGACACGGGCGTGCTGCCCCCCTTCGACCCGCGCCCCTATCCGCCGGACTGGCACCTCCACCGCTCGGATGAGCGCTATGTGGACTGGGCGGCCCGCTTCGGCCGGCCCTTCGATCCAGCGGACCGCGCTCCCCAGGCGGGCGACGTGGTGCTGGCGCGTTTCGGCCGCTGCTTCAGCCATGGCGCCGTCATGACCGGGCGGTCCGCCCTGGTCCACGCCTATGCCCGGGACGGCCAGTGTGTGGTGGGCGACCTGCGACAGCAGCCCTTTCTCGACCGTCCCCTGATCTTCTACAGCCTGTGGGGTTGACCCATGTCCGGACTTTTCGGCGGCGGCAAGACCAATGCCGACACCAAGCCCAGCTACACCGGCCTGCAGGTGCAGACCAGCGCGGCCGGCCTGCCCATCCCGCTGCTGTGGGGCACCCAGCGCGCCGCCCCCAACCTGATCTGGTATGACGACTTCACGTCCAGGGCCGTGGCCAGCGACAGCGGCGGCGGGAAGGGCGGCGGGTCGCAGTCCACCACCCAGGCCTACAGCTGCGCCGTCGCCATGGCGCTGTGCGAGGGGGGCATTGGTTCCATCGGCCGGGTATGGGCGGACAAGACCGACACCAGCCTGGCCAAGCTGAATCTGACGCTGTTCACCGGCACGGCCGACCAGACGCCTTTCGCCTCGCTCTACACCAAGCATGCCGACCAGGCGCTGGCCTATCCCTACACGGCCTATGTCGCCTCGCCCTCCTATGATTTGGGCGGCAGCGCCAGCCTGCCCAACCATAATTTCGAACTGCAGACCAACGCCGTCCCGCGCACCGGCTTCGATGCCAACCCGGCCGACATCCTGGTCGATTTCCTGACCAACGAGCGCTATGGCGTGGGCCTGCCGGCCGACCGCATCGGCGACCTGACGGCCTGGCGCACCTATTGCGCCGCCGCCGGCCTGCTGATGTCGCCGCTGCTGGCGGAGCAGGAGGCCGCCAGCGATATCGTCAACCGCTGGGCCCAGCTGACCAACACGCTGATCTATTGGTCCGGCGACATGGTGCGGGCCTTGCCCCTGGGCGACCAGCCGCTGACCGGCAACGGCGTCACCTTCACCCCCGACCTGACGCCCATCTACGACCTGACCGACGACGACTTCATCGCCGGGTCCGGCGACGATCCGGTGACGCTCAGCCGGTCGGACCCGGCCGATGCCACCAACACCGCCAAGGTGGAGTACAAGGACCGCGACAACTCCTACCAGACGGCGACCGCGGAGGTGCGCGATCTGGCGGCCATCGACGCCTACGGCTTGCGCACCGGCGATCCCGTCCAGGCGCATGAGATCTGCAACGCCACCACGGCGTCGGCCATCGCCACCCTGATCCTTCAGCGCCAGCTCTACGTCCGCAACACCTATCAGTTCAAGCTGGCCTGGACCTTCGCCCTACTGGAGCCGGGCGACATCGTCACCCTGACTGACGCCGCCTTGGGCCTGGCCAAATTCCCCGTGCGCATCAGCCAGATCGACGAGGACGAGGAGGGCCAGCTGACCTTCACGGCGGAGGAACTGCCTGCCGGTATTGGCACCGCCACGCTGTATCCCACCCCCATCCTGTCCAACACGCCGCTGGACACCGGCGTGAACCCGGGCGAGTTGGCCGATCCCGTGATCTTCGAGCCGTCGCCCGGCCTGTCCGGCGGCGTGCAGCAGGTGTGGATCGGTGCCGTCGGCCTGTCCGGCAACTGGGGCGGGTGCTCCGTCTGGATCTCGGTGGATGACCTGACCTATCAGCGCGTGGGCCAGATCACGGCGCCGGCCCGGTTGGGAACCTTGGGCCAGGCCCTGCCGGCGGCGGGGGGCGATGCTTACGCCACCCTGGCCACCAGCCGGCTGAAGCTGGCGGGTGGTACAGCCGATGACGCCGCCACCGCCCGCACGCTCAGCCTGGTGGGCACGGAGATGTTGGCCTATGCCGGCGCCACCCTGACCGGCAGCGCCGCCTATCACCTGACTGGACTGAACCGGGGCCTATACGGCACGGGTGCCGTCGACCACCCCGCCGGCACGCCCTTCCTGCGCCTGGACGAGGCCGTCTTTAAATACGACCTGCCGGCGGCCTATATCGGCCAGACCCTCTACATCAAGCTGACCAGCTTCAACATCTTCCAGGCGGCGGAGCGCAGCCTGGCGGACGTGGACGCCTTCCTTTACAGCCCCGTGGGGGCGATCGGCATGCTGCCGGCGCCCACCGGGCTGACCCTGGCGGTGGAGACCACCTATTTGGCCGACGGCACGGTGCAGCCCGGCATCCGCGCCCGCTGGACGCCGGCCGATGCCGGGATGGCGACGGACACCGTGCTGCGCTGGGGTGTGAGCGGCAGTGGCGGGGTGACGGAATGGCAGCAGGTCAAGGTGCCGGCCGGCGCCACCGACACGCTGCTGACGCCCGTCACCCAGGCTGCCACCTACACCGTACAGGCAGCCACCAGCATCGGCACCGACGTGCGATCCGCCTGGGGTCCGGCGGTCAGCATCAATGTGAACGGGGTCATGGATGGCGCCAGCGTGACCGGGCTGGAGCTATACGGCCAGGGCCTGGACACCGAATTCAAGGGCAAGGACATCCACCTGGTGTGGCGGGGCAACTTCCCCAGCACCTCGGCGGACTTCGGGTCCGAGACCTACGGGGCTGGCAGCGGCTTCGTGAACCCGTATTTCCAGGCCTATGCCGTCACGGTGATCGAGCCCGACAGCGGCGCCGTGCTGCGCACCGACCTGGTGACGGACCCGGAATATTTCTACCTGTTCGACAGCATGAACGCGAAGGACGCCGGCGGCCCGCACCGCCGCCTGACCTTCCATGTCACCATCCGCGACAAGCTGGGCGGAGAGACGGACCCGGCCACCATCACCGTCAACAACCCGGTGCCAGCGTCTGTGCAGTTGCAGGCGCTGCCCAACACGCTGTCCACCCTGTTCGCCTTCATCGCCCCGACAGGGGATGACGCGCTGGACTTCGCCGGCGTGAACGTTTGGGTGGGGGCCACCACCCGTGTGGACACCAGCGGCCAGCCGGCGGCCAGCGGCAGCACGGCCCCCCTGACCGTTGCCGGCCTGACGGCGGGGGCGACCTATTATGCCGTCAGTCAGACCTTCGACACCTTCGGCACCGCGGGCTGCCCCATCACCGCACCCTTGCAGTTCCAGGTGCCGTACCTGACCTCGGCACAGATCGCGGCCAACACCATCGGCAAGGACCAACTGGTCACCGACCTGGTCGATGAGATTGGCCTGGTCACCGCCCCCACGACCACGCCCGGCAGCGTGGCCGCCCAGATCGCGGCGGAGGCGGCGGCCCGGGTGACCGCCATCCAGGCGGAGGCCACGACCCGGGCGAATGCCATCCTCGCCAGCGCACAGACCCTTCAGGCCCATATCGACACGGTCAGCACCGCCCAGCAGTCCACGGCCGATAGCCTGGCCAGCACCACCACGACGCTGACGGCCGCCATCAACGGCAATGCGGCTGCGATCCAGACCGAACAGACGGCGCGCGCCAACGGCGACAGCGCCAACGCCACCTCGATCACCACCCTGGCCAGTGAGGTGCACAACCCGACCACCGGCCTGTCCGCAGCCTTCGCTGCCATCAGCAGCGAGGCGACCACCCGGGCGACCGCCGATAGCGCCAACGCCAGCGCGACGAATGCGCTGTCCGCCCAGATCAACGACAGCGCCACCGGGTTGGCCAAGACCCGCGCCGATCTGGTGACGGAGCAGACGACGCGCGCCAGTGCCGACAGCGCGCTGTCGACCTCCATCAGCAGCCTTTCTGCCCAGGTGAACGACGGCAGCACCGGCTTGGCTAAGACACGGGCGGACCTCCTGGCGGAGCAAACCACCCGGGCGAATGCCGACAGCGCTTTGTCGTCTTCGATTACGACTCTTTCCGCCCAGGTGAACGACAGCGGCACGGGCCTGCCGAAGACACGTGCGGACCTGGCGGCGGAACAGACGACGCGCGCCAACGCCGATAGCGCGCTGTCGACCTCAATCACCACGCTGTCGGCCCAGGTCAACAACGGCAGCACGGGCCTGCCGGCGACGTATGCGGCCTTGCAGACAGAACAGACGGCACGGGCCAATGGTGATAGCGCCAACGCCACGGCCATCACCAGCCTGACCACGACTGTGGGTAACAACACCGCGTCGATTTCCACGCTACAAACCAGCGTCAGCGGCCTGAACGCCCAGTGGGTGCTCAAGACCAATGTAAACGGCCACGTTGCCGGTATCGGGCTGGCCAACAGCAGTAGCACCAGTGCCCTGGTGATCGAGGTCGACACCTTCGCCCTGGTCAAGCCCGGCAGCACGGTGACGCTGTCGCCCTTTTTCGTCACGGATGACGGCCAGGTGGTGGTCAACAACGCCTTCATCCAGAACTTGTCGGCCAATGTGCTGACCGCCGGCACCATCGCCGCCAGCGTGGGCTATCTCGGCAGCCTGGGGGTGGGGCAGTTGACGGGCGGCGAAATCGTCTCCAAGGACATCCGGATCTGGTCCGGGTCGGGCGGCTACATTGACTTGCACGGAAACCTTGGGGGCGGCCCCAGCATCAACGTCAGCGCCAATGGAACGACGGATCGCGTCCAGATCGGGTATCGGCTCGGGGACTATGGTCTATGGACCTGGGATGCCGCCGGCAACCCGGTGATCGTCGGGGGCAGCCTGGCGAACAACATTGTCAACACGGGCCAGATCGTGGCCAACGCCGTCACCGCGCCCCAGATCGCCAGCAGCAGCGGCACGCTGACCGGCAACGGGTCCTATCAGAACTTTGTGAGCTGCGCGTTCACCCTGACGGCGGCGGCCTCGGTCCTGATCGTGACCAACTGGCAGCAGTCTTATACGTCGACAGGGCCGACCTGGACCGGCGTGCTGTTCGTCGACGGCTCGATTGTCATCAACCGGTCAGGCACCCAACCAAACGACACGCCGACCTACAGCTACGCCACCACGCTGGCCGCTGGATCGCATTCCGTCCTCCTGCAATGGAACGGCGGCGACGGCCGGATCACCGCCAGCAACTGTTCCCTCGCTGTTTGGGCGACCTACCGATGAAACACCTACTGATTTACGAGGCCGCGACGGGCAAGCCCCGCTGGACGGTCAAGGGGGCGGCGGATCAGCCGCTTTTTGATCCGGACGCCCCCTATCACGAGGGCTTGGCCACCGTAGTGATCGACCTCGACGCCGCGGTGAGTGAGACGACGCACCGGGTGGTGGAAGGTGCGCTTACAGCGCTGCCCGCCGCCGACCAGGCCGCCCTGGCCACCGAGGCCGCCTGGCGCGCATTGCGCCAGGAACGGAGCGTCCGGCTCAACGCCAGCGACATCCGCGTTTTGCCCGACCGATGGGCGGCCATGACCGACGCACAGCGTGCCGCCTGGGCGGCCTACCGCCAGGCCCTGCGCGACCTGCCCGACACTTGCACCGATCCGACCGCGCCCGCGTGGCCGGTCCAGCCCGCCTGAGGACGCCCCATGGCCCAATACCGTACCGGCACCATCACCCTTACCAGCGGCAGCGCCGTCGTCACCGGCGCGGGCACGGCGTGGCAGGCCAACGTCAAGCCCGGGAACTGGCTGTGGGTGGGCTATGGCATCCCCATGGCGCGCGTCGCCACCGTTGACGGCGACACCCAACTGACGCTGGAGACGCCCTGGCCTTCCATCGGCTATACCGCCGTCAGCTACAGCATCATCCGCGACTTCGAGCCTAAGACGGGCGCCCCGCTTCTGGCCCACGGCGACCCGGGCGCCAACGACGTTTTCAACCGGGCGATCACCGCGATCGCCGGCACGATGAACGCCAAGACGATCGATAACATCAGTCCGCTGGACTACGGCGCGGTGGCCGATGGCATCACGGACAGCGGCGCCAGCCTGGCGCTGGCCCTGGCGGCGGCAGCCGGTGGCACGCTGACCATCCGGGGGCGGTATCTGTCCGCGCAGAGCCTGACGGTGCCGGCGGACACGACGGTGACAGGCGATGGGGAGTTGATCTTTGCTGCGGGGGCTTTGACCCTGGGCGTGGGCGTGACCTGGGATGGACCATCTGTAACGGCACAGTCGGGCGATGCGATGACCCTGGCGGGCGACGGCATCACGGTCGCGACCGGCGCTGTGCGTGCGCCTGCGGGCAGTTGCATTGTAGCCAGTGGCCGATCCAACCTGACACTGCGCGGTGTCACCATGATGGGGGCCGCAGCTGCTGGCTTCAGCGGGGACAACCTCACGCACCTGGATATTGACGGCTGCACTGTTTCGTCCTGTGGCCAGCAGGGTATCATCGTGCATAGCAACTGTTCCGACATCAGTATCACGCGGACGCGGGTTTCGGGCATTGGCACAGGGGCCGATAGCGCCGGCATTAAGACCGTCGGGTCGTACGGCGGATCGTTGGTTCCCTGTTCCAAAATTCGGGTCATCGACTGCATTGTCGATAGTTCGGGGTATATTGGGGTCGAGATCTGGGGTGGCGCCACGGACGTGACGGTTGCGGGCACCGTTGTCACGGGCACGCATGCCAACAACGGCTTCGGTATCAGCCTGGATGCGGCGACGCGGGCCACCCTGACGGGCAACGTCATCAATGCTGGTTCCAGCGGCCTGGCCATCGGCATCGAACTGGCGTCTTGCCAGCAGGTCACAATTTCTGGGGGCACCATTGATGGTGCCCAGGATGGCCTCGTCCTGGATGGGTCCACGGCCACCTCTGATGTGACGGTTTCGGCCTTGATCGTCAACGGCGCCACCAACCGTGGCGTTTACATGATCAATGCTCAACGGGTTGATATTTCTGGGTTGCAGGTGGTCAACCACAGCAACGGTGTTTGCGTGTCCGCCCAGAATTCCTCGAACATCGTACTTCGCGCCTCCCGATTGGAAACAAGCAGCACCATTTCGTCCGCATTCGTCGCGGCGGATGCCGCACAGATCACGGTGGATGACGTGGCGCTGCGGCATGTGGGGGCGACCATGCCGCCGTTCTGCATTCAGGCCTTCAACGCTGGTGCCGTGGTAACGCTCGGGCGGGTGGCGGGTGACGGTTTTGTCCCGACCACTCAAGCGGTCGACACCTCGTCGGATATCCGCTCCCTGTATGGCGATAGCGGGGTCGCCAGCTATGGCACGTCGGTACCGCTGGCCAGCACAGCCAAAACGCACCCCATCAATCCGTCAATCGGGGGTGTCGGCGGCTGCATTCGCACTTTCAATGACACTGCGGGGGTGCGGACGCTGCGGTTCAAGTTGCGCAAAACCAGTGGCGGACAATCGCCGGTGATCCACACGATCCGGTGGGCTGGGCGCTGGGACGATTTCGCGCGCGGCGGCTCTGTCCAGTTGGCTTTTGGCTCCTACGTGACGGCCAACCGCGACCCGATCATTGGAGTGTCCGGTCTGGGGCCAACCTATACGGTTGCCGCGACGGATACGGATGGGTACCCGTTCTGGGATGTCCAGTTGCCGATCAACTCCCAGATGTCAGCCGTTGTGGAAAGTGCAGGTCTCGGGGTGTGGGCCGATAGCTGGGATGTTTACCGCGTCTCCGATGATGCGTCTTCTGGCGCGAAGTTGGCATCAAGCACAGGCTCTGGTGCGGCAGTTCTCGCCACCAGCCCCACCCTAGCTACACCAACGGCGACCACGTACATGAGCGTCGACGGGGCGCCCGGCAACTATCGCTATGTCGCGTTCAAAAGCGCCGGCGTGACACGCTTCGCATTCGGTATTGATTACCAACCAGAAGCCGGCGGTAACGCGGGCAGCCACATCTTCATGCACCGCTGTGCTGACGATGGGGGCTTCATCGAAAACGTCTTGGACGTCGACCGCTCCACGGGGGTCTTCGCCCTCACCCATACACCCACATTCCCGACGGTATCGACCAACACCAGCAATACCCAGGCCGCGACTACCGCCTATGTCCAGGGGGCCGTTACCGCCAGGATGGGGGTGGCCAACGGCCTGGCCACACTGGACAGCGCCGGCAAGTTGCTCACCACCCAGCTGCCGGCGCTGGCCATTACCGACACCTTCCCGGTGGCCAGCCAGGCGGCAATGCTGGCCCTGACGGCGCAACGCGGCGACGTGGCGGTGCGCACCGATCAGTCGGAAGCCTATATCCTGGCGGCCGATGATCCGACGCAACTGGCCAACTGGGTGCAACTGCCGCACCCCGCCGCGCCGGTGCTGTCGGTGTTTGGGCGCACCGGGGCCGTGGCGGCCGCGTCGGGCGATTACACGGCTGCATTGATCACCAACACGCCAGCGGGTGGTGTCACCTCGGTGACGGTCCAGGCGGCCCTGAACGAGCTAGATACCAAGAAGGCGCCCCTGGCCAGCCCGGCGCTGACGGGGACGCCGACGGCACCCACGGCCGCCGCGGATACCAACACGACGCAGGTGGCGACAACGGCCTATGTGGTGGGGCAGGCCGGCACCGCTACGCCGACGGTGAATGGCACGGCGGCGGCCGGCAGCAGCACCCGTTACGCCCGCGCGGACCACGTCCACCCCACGGACACCAGCCGGCTGGCGGCGGCCAGCAATCTGAGCGATCTGGCCTCGGCCGCCACGGCCCGCACCAACCTCGGCCTTGGTACCCTGGCCACTCAGGCGGCCAACGCGGTGGCAGTGAGCGGCGGGACGGTCTCCGGCACCACGGCATGGACCGCCACCAGGATCGGGCTGGCGTATGGGGGAACCAACGCCGACCTTTCCGCGACTGGTGGCGCCGGCCAGGTCCTGAAACAGGCCTCCGCTGGCGCCCCTGTTACGGTGGGCCAACTGGCGGCCGCCGACCTCTCCAATGGTGTGACGGGTTCGGGTGCCGTGGTGCTGGCCAATAACCCTACGCTGCCGGGCACGCTGGCGGTCAGCGGCAAGATCAACGCGGCGGCAGGCATTCAAACCGGCGTCCAGGCATTCTGGCTCACGACGGATGGTACCGGCCGCCAGAATTGGTATTGGAATACGGCTGGTGGCGCCAGCCCGACCCTGGTGGCAGCTAGCGAGGATGCGGCCAATATAAGACTTAGCACGACCAATACTGGCGATGGCGGCCTCTTTGAATTTCGTTCGTTCGATGGCCATTCTTCGGCGGCGGGTGCGGCCATCACCTGGACTTCGGTGCTGTATGCGGACCTGAACCATTTCACTTTTCGAGGAAACGTGCTTTATGCCGACCTGACCAGCTTCAAGTTCAATGGCAATCAGGTCGCCTACAATAGCATGACCTCGGCTTTCACGTTCGGGGGCGCGTTGGCGGTGACCGGGGCACTCACTGCCACCAGCCCAGCATTTACAGGCACTCCGACTGTTACGCCGACGTCTAACGATACCGGGCTTGTGATCAAGACGGTGGGTGGCGCCTATGACGGTGTATATCTGGGCACCAATGGCGTTCGGGGTAGTTTGACGGTCTATAACAGCGGGGTGGCTGCGTTCAACGTGAACGGGGCGTCAGGCAACGTCACTGCGGGCGGCACGGTGACAGCGACGGGCGCCATGATCGCCAATGGGGGCGCCCGCGTAAACTCATCGGCCGGAACGTCGCCCTCGATCTCTGGTGTGGCGCCGCAATTCAGCGTGAACGAGGGCAGCGGTGTCGCGTTTTCGTTGGTCCGGTCGACCGCTGATTCCAGCGGTGTCAATCTGGTCCTGCAAAAGACCCGGGGCACCTCCTACAACTCGGTGACCACGGTCAATAGTGGTGATGGCCTCGGCTATATCGTGTTCGCGGGCGCAGACGGCTCCGCGATCATCCCGTCCGCTCAGATTTCGGCAGTGGTCGACGGCGCGCCCTCTACCGGCTCCGTTCCTACTAGCCTGGCGTTTGCGACCGGTTCGAGTGGCCGCGGCACAACGCGCATGACGATCGCCTCTGGCGGCGCGATTACGGCCAACGGCGTCACTGCATTTGACGCCAACGGGATCGTGGGGCTGCGCTCCTACACCGTGGCTACCCTGCCCACGGCATCTCCCGCTGGGCGGATGATTTATGTGTCCGACGGCACCAGCAACAAGCGCCAGGCCGTCTCCGATGGCGGCAGTTGGCGGTGGCCGGATGGCGCCATTGTTTCCTAA